TTAGCACTGCTGCTATTGCTACTGTTGCTGCCACTACTCCACTACTGCTTAATATTGTCAAACCCTTAGTAAAAAATCTGATAAAGAAGCTTACAAAGAAGAAAAAAGATGTAGAATAATTATCCGTAGATGAGTTTAATACCCGTGACTTATCTACTGGGCTATTTCGTGAGTATGTGGGATAACTTGATTTGGCGGAATATTAACAACAATATCTTCACAGGTAACAGCACTAGGAGTATTAGGTTTAAAAGTTACTCCTAACCTCGCCTGAGCCGCACATTGCTCAAGACGATAAAGGCTAATTTCCATTTTAGTTTTTTTGATTAATAATCTTTGAGCTTCAATATTTACTGCTGTTGCTTCATGGCAAAGTGCTGGTGATTTTCCTAATGGAATGTTTACTTGAGCAGAGATTCCATAATTCAGATTAAACGTATCTTTTTCAAATCTAGGTATTTCTGAATAATATATAACTTCTCCTGTTTCTTCGTCATATATTGGTGTTCTAGTAACGCTTTCTCTAGGAAGTGCAAAAGACCAGCTATCTGTTACATAGGGTGTAATTGTAAGACTAGGAGAAGCACAAACTATGCCTTGGCTCATCCTAAAGCTCGGCATTGAGCTTGGCGTTATCATAGTCGCATTGTTATTTACCACGCCCTGTGCGTTACTGCTCGGAGATGCAACAGTTGTATTAGCTAAAACCCTTGCAGGGCAAAGGATTATAGCTACTGCCCAAAGGTAGTTGTAGTTTCTGTTGTTGTGCTTGTATTTATTTGACGAGTTATGGAGGTTACTGTATCCAGCCCTGGAGTAATTAGCGTTTCTTGAAGAGAGAAGGCTGCTCCATCGTTTGTAATTGACCAACGAGGTATAGCTTCTAAGTTTGGTGAAGTCCAACTAAACTTTACTCCCCCTGCTGTTTGTTCATTCGTAGTCGTAGCAGTAGGGTTGATATATCCCGTTTCAGATTCGATATTATGTCCAGATGCCGAATACGAATATCCAGTTCTGTATTGATGGCTGGTGATCGTTTCATTTATTACTTGCTCTGATGTGCTAGTTGTTTGAGAAGTTCCTGTACGGAACTGAGGAACTACGGGCACGGCTTCTGCGAAGTCTATCCATATAAGAATTACCCCTATCAAGGAAAACTTTATATAACGCAAAAGAACAAGTGCCATAAATCAAAATTGCCAGTAGAGCAGATACTATGGGAATAATCATTCAATCTATTGTGATAGTAACTTTAGTAGATCCTATACAAGATGTACCCGATCCACCTGCGGTACAGGTATGGACTCCAGAACTCAATGACGTTAAAGCGAGAGATCCAGCAGTACCACCTGATCCAATAGTAGTTTGTCCACCTAATACTGGTAATGCTGCAATCCCCGAACTAGGAGTTACGGTAGATGGTGTAGCATCGCCCATAATTACCGATTCTGTTTTTGAAAAGGCTGAACCTGCACTTGTAACTGAGGTGTCAGTTTGTATCATTGCTGGTACGCCCGAAGTTAACGATCCAACATTAATCCCGCCAATTTTTCCTGATGTCGTAGTATCTCCTACAGTTACAGATGGAGTAATGTTGTTTCCGCTAAGACTATATGTAGTTCCTACCTTATTAGTTACTACATAAGGCATATCTACCGTGATCTGGGCAGAAGTAACAAACTCTTGTTTTATATCAGCAAAAGCAGCCGATGGTATGAATAGAAGTAAAGCAAACAGTTTTTTCATTTGATACCTACTTTGTTTTTACTATTATCTATTATTTTAGGACCATTACTGTTACTTGTGCCACTTTTCTTGTTTCCAACTGAGATCCCGTAACTACCGAGCACTCCCGAAACGAGGCCGGCAGTGAACGCTCCATCAATCCTTACTTTGCCCATGTACCCCAAAGTCATCATTGATAAACTCCAGGTCAAAATCAGAAATCTTATAGCGTGACCAAAAAGTTCACCCCATTCGATACCTTCTTTTTCTCCTTTCTCTTCAGCCATAACATTAAGGTTTCTTGTCTAATACTAGCAATCTAGCTATGTTTGGAAAAACTAACAAACTATGTCTAAGTTTCTAATCAATCTGTTTATCAGGTTTGGTAAATCAGAATCGCTACGAAAAGCTGCTTTAAATCTATTAAAAGATCTAGCAAAAAAATCTGACAATGATGTTGATGATGCAATCGTCAAAATGATTGAAGAAAAATTATTTCCAGTAAAATGAAAATTACTAAATTTCTCAACATTGATATAGAACCTGCACCTCCAGAAATGGAACTAGAAGTTGAAATGCAATGCCGAGAAATTATGAAGACTAATGATTTAGATGGGCTAAAAAGATATTGTACTCACGTTATAAGAAAGAAGTTTGACCAAGATATTTTTATGGCTTCATTGCTAAATAGATTGATAGAGTTAGAAGCTAATCGCGTTGTAGCAGAAATGAGAAAAGAAAAACCTAAATCTAGGCATCCTTTGAAAAAGTTTTTTCGTATTCACTAAGATATTTCTTTTCAAAATCTTTAACGAACATAGAGTTAGTCTTATCAATCTCAAAATTAAATTTTAAAATTGCAGTTTTTATATGTTCTGAAACCCAACCGCCTTGTTTTGAAACCACTTGAGCTTTGTTTCGTTCATTGATAAAAATATAATGGTCGTATCCTTTTAACTCTATATCTAAAAGGTTTTTTTCTAAATCTTTACGTCTTATCTCTTTTAATCTTCTTAGTTTTATTGAATCACTCATTTTTCTTTTTAATTGAATTAAGAAGCCTAGAAAGTGCTCTACCTTGTAATCGGTTTTGAATTGCTCTATTCCAGTTTTCTTGATCTTTTTTCAATGCTTCATCATACACTTCTTTGTCAATCTTGTCTTGTAAAAACTTATAAACAACATCTCTTATCCAAGAAGTAGGTTTTATCTTTAGTTTCGTACGAATGTATTCATCGAATAGTTCTCCTCTGTTTATATCTATAAGAACGTGGTAATACTTTTTGTTTCCGTGAGGTTTTTTGCTAGCTTCAGCCATGAATATCTTTTTAATTTATAGTATCACATTCTCATTGTATTAACTTTTTGCTTTCCAAGCTTTAATTAATCGTTCCAATTCAGCGATTCGTTGTCTTGCAGCTATAATTTTTTCTGCTTTTGTCATTTTTTATCCTTAAATTATCAATATAATCATAAATTTTTAAATAACTTTGTATTAACGGGTGTTCGTCAAAACTCATTTCTGTATCTCTTTCAAGGTGAGACATATATATGAGAATGGCACTATTAATATCTCTAAGTTGACGATCTGTAAATTTGCATTGAATTTTTAATTTTTGTTGAGTTGTCATAGATTCTGATTCTAATAATGTTAATTAGTGTTTTCTCTGGGGAGAGTGGCTGAAATTGTCC